TAATATTACAAAAACAGGTGAATTAAATATTAGCCCAACGACAACTACTAGTTTTGGAAATAACACTACCCTAGTTGACGGTAATGTATATATTGTTAGAAATTCATACTCTAGTGCGTTTGGTAGTGGGCTTACTTTTGCACAACATCATGCAACCGCTGATGCAGTAAATTTAAATTTTTTAAGAACAAGAGGTACTGGTCTCGCAATAGCTGCTGTTGCTAACGGAGACGATATTGCTGATTTAAATTTTATAGGTCACGACGGTACCAATAGAGTATCAATCGGTAGTATAACTGCTAGAGTTTCTGGAGCTGTGTCACTAGGAATAGTTCCGGGCGAACTTGCTTTTGATACTCGTAATACAGCAGGTGTATTATCAGAAAAAGCAGTATTAACATCACAAGGTGTATGGCGAGTCAATAGCATACAGGCACTTAGCGAATCGACAATGTCTGTGTTGAGTAACATTAACATAGGAAATAATTTCAGTTTATCCGTAGGTGGAATGACTCTAAGTCAAGATGGCCTAATTACATCAACTTCCAGTAATCAATCAATTACCATTAGATCAAATGGTATTGGTAATGTAGCCATTGAAGGTATTAGTATTACTAGTCGACAAATAGCTACCGACGGAAATTTTGCTTTACAATTAATGAGTGTACTTCAGCTACCATCGTATGCTAGCGAAGCTACTGCTAATTCTGCAGTTGGTGCATCACCTGTATCCGGAATGATGTATTATGACTCAACTGCAAATTCTATAAAAATATATGGACCTAGTTCTTGGCAGATTCCTGGAGCAGGTAGTGGATTGTCTAGCAGGGCAAGTGTTGCCGGAACATCAGCATCGTTAGCCAGTAATGCATCTGGCAACATAGATATTACTGGATTTAAAGGCTACATGCTTTATAAAATTCAAACTAGCGTTGCATCATGGGTAAGATTATATACCGATTCTACAAGTAGAACTGCTGATGCCAGTAGACTAGAAGGCGTAGATCCTGCGCCAGGAGCCGGAGTCATTGCTGAAGTTATTACTACAGGTGCTAGTACAATTTTAATTAGTCCGGGAGCATTTGGTTTTAACAACGAAGGTACTCCGACTACTAACATTCCTGTTAGAGTAACTAATAAATCAGGTAGTACTTCTACTGTCACTGTAACACTTGTTGTCGTACAACTAGAGGCATAACATGTCTATATCAGATTACATTAAAAGAAAAGAATATATTGTAACTGTTAATAACTTCGAAGATTTAGATAGCTTATATGCTGATTTAGAAACCGAAGGGAAAAGCCCGCCTAATATAGATTTACTAAGAAGTGTAGATTGTCTACACCGTAGAACTACTAGTAGAAATACTCATTATTTTTTAACTGAGTTAGAAGTAGAAGAATTAAGAAAAGATCCACGAATTAAAACAATTTCAATTGCTCCATACTATTTAGGTATCCAAGCAGGAACAACTGCTGTTGAGCAAACTAGTACAGCTTGGGACAAGTCACCTAGCACTAGTGGAACCATGAAAAATTGGGGGCTGTTAAGATGTGCCGAAGGTACTCAGAGATCAGGCTGGGGAGGTACAGGGTACGAAGGTGACGGCACGGGCACTGCTGCACAGACTGGCACTATAACGCTAACTGAAACAGGTAATAATGTCGATGTGGTGATTTGTGATACTAATGGTATTGTATGGAATCATCCAGAGTATGCAGTAAACGCCGACGGAACTGGAGGTTCTAGAGCTATTCAATACAATTGGTTTCAACATAGTGCAGAGATAGGCAACGGCGCTAACGGTACATATTCTTACGGTGTCGGGGATCACGGAACACACGTTGCCGGAACAGTTGCAGGTAATACACAAGGTTGGGCACGTAGCGCAAACATTTATAACTTATACTACGATACTGGTAATCCTGGAAACTTTAGTTATGTATTTGATTACATTCGTGCATTTCACAGAAATAAAGCATCAAACCCTGCCTTAGGAAGAAAAAATCCTACTATTGTTAACAACAGTTGGGGACAAAGTATTTTTCCTAGCGAATGGTCATTAACTGATATTACCGCCGTAACCTATAGAGGAACTAGATACACTCCTGCAGGGTCAACCGTTTACACAGGATTCAGCGGAGTATGTACTTCTAATGCAAGATTAGCAACCCTAGTTGGATTTGAAAATGCCGGGAACAGGATAACAACTACTGGGCCTTATACGGCGCCAGGCGGTAGCATCTTAACTAAACCGGCCTCATGGACGCAAACTGGAGAACAGGCATATTTTATTGAACTATCACAGCCTAATGCAAGTTATACCATTACAGTACAAGGACCAGCTGACTTAGATTTGATTAATAATGTTGCAATGGATGCTGTTTCGGGCTCAATGTCATTAAGTAGTTCTATTGTTATTACACAAGGTGTAACCGCTGTAGCAACATATACTGAAGATGCAGGTTCAACAACAAATGGTGGTACGTTAGAAACTGACATTCGAGAAACTATTAACTTACCTAATGCAGCAGTGTATACTATCATATTTAATAATACTATCGATATTAGCGGTGCTGGGTCGGTACTGTTTGGAACTGCATTGAGTTTAACAGTAGTAACAGAAAGCACACCGGCTACTGCATCTGTTAGTAGCATAACAAACTCACTATCTACACCAACGGGATGGACATCCTCAACTACGCCAACAGTTGGTAATAATGATGACGGGTACTGGACACTGGCATTACCGTTTCCTATTACATATCTCGGAACTACTTATAATGAAGTATATCCTAGCACAAACTTCTACCTAACATTTGGAGCAGGTTCTACAGTATGGTCAACTGTTAATCAAAGTTCTCCTAATCTTCCTAAGATCATGTGGAGTGCTGCCGATAACAGTGTACAGAGAATTTATTACACTACACAAGGCACTGCAGGGAGCAGAACATTTAATATAAGAATGGAAGGTGCTGCAGGTACTTCTGGTATATTAGGTTCACCAAATATGGTATGTGAGTACGTGTTTTATGAAGCTACTCCAACTCAAATTGATTTGCAAGTAGGCGTAAATTCTAGAAAGACAACTGGCGCATTTACTACTGAACAATTAAATGCGTGGGGATTTATCAGTGGTCAGCGTATTCCTGCTAGAGTAGCTGCATCAGATGTAGATATTGAAGACTTGTACGCCGAAGGTATTATTATGGTCGGTGCTGCCGGTAACGGTCGATGGAAACATGATGTGCCAGGTGGGCTAGATTGGAACAATACTTTTGAAATGGCTAATAGATATCCGGCTAGTGTGGCCAATCCTTATTTCTATATGAGAGGAACTAGCCCAACAGCAAATGACAATTCTACAACAGGACAATTTGAACTTCCGGCAATATGTGTAGGATCAATTGACTCTATATCTACAGATCAAAAGGTACAATATAGTGACTGCGGCCCAGGAGTTGACCTGTATGCACCCGGTACGCATATTGTCAGCGCACTACCTAGCGGCATCGGTGATTCTAGGAATGGAAGTTATTTTATTGGCAAGTTCAGTGGCACTAGTATGGCAAGCCCGCAAGTATGTGGAGTACTTGCGTGTGCGTTAGAAACATATCCTTATATGAATCAAGTACAGGCCAAAGCCTATATACTAGGACATGCAAAAGCCAATCAAATAACTACCAACTCGAACGGCCCTACTAACGGTCAGGATCTACAAGGTTCTGCTAATTTATTTTTATATTATAATAAAGAACGAGCAACGTCAGGAAATACGTTTCCTAAATTAAATTACCAACCTAGACCAGCAACTGGGGCAGTTTACCCAAGAAGAAGAATTAGAAGGACTCTGTAATGGCATTATCTATCTGGACTGAACGATCTGGTTATAGGTTCAATACTATCCAAGAACGCACTATTATAAATCAGGATCTGCCTGTTAGTTACACTAATGGGTTCCAAGATAGTACTAATCTAACATTTACTGTTATATCAGGAAGATTGCCTAACGGTTTGAGAATTGTCGAAGATAAAATAACTGGCACTGCTGCCGAAGTACCTAGAAGTACAGACTATGAATTTGTTGTTAGAGCAAAATACGGAGAGCAAATTGCAGATCGTACATTTTTCCTAACTGTCGAAGGTGCAGACGTTCCTATATGGCAAACAGCAGCGGGAAGTCTAGCTGTGTTAAATACCGATCAATACTATGTGCTTGACAGTACATATATTGATTTCCAACTAGTGGCTACAGATTTCGATACGTCTGCTGGGCAGAGTTTAAAGTATTTTAAAAAATTAGGAGAATTACCTCCTGGTCTTATTTTAACAGAAACAGGTAGAATTGTAGGTTGGATTCAACCTGCACTAGGAATACCTGAGACTGCAGGTAACGGTGCATATGATACAACTATATATGACGACGTAGCATACGATTTTGGATACCAACCAGAATCGGGGTACGATAGTTTTATCAATTATACGCCTAATAAGATCAATAGATACTACGAGTTTATTGTTGTAGTTACTGACGGTGACACTAGTGTTGAACGAACATTTAAAATATATGTCATCGGTGATGATTATTTTAGAGCAGACAACATTTCTTTTTATGCAGGTGTGGGTGCATATACAGTAGATACCACATATGTTAGATCTCCTATTTGGGAAACTGCGTCAGATCTTGGAACTAAGAGAGCTAATAACTATCAAACATTTAAATTAGATGTCTACACAGGAATAGAACTAGGTCCTATTACTTACGAATTAGAAAATGTAAATCCAAAGATTACCGGAAGAGCATCTACTACATTAAGTACAGAAAATAAAATAACTAGAAACTTGATTAGAATAAAAGATGCTAGCGGAACTCCAACTACGGGTAAAAAGATCACTCTTAAAAATTATGTTGACGGTGCTGACTCAACTATCTACACTATTACTAATGTATCAACTGTAAGTTCGACAGAATTTGTGCTGACAGTTACACCAGTGTTAGCTAAAGCCATTCCCAATGATACATGGATTGCATTAGGAACTACTAGTGAAATACCTCCAGGTATGCAATTTGATCCAGGAAGTTCTGAAGTGTTTGGCGTATTACCTTATCAGCCTGCCATAACTAAAAGTTACGAATTTACAATTCTAGCCACTAGATATAGCGATAAACTTGAAAGAGCCAATTCCAGAAGAACGTTTGGTGTACAGATCATTGGTGAAATAGACAGTATTATAACCTGGGTCACTCCTACATCTTTAGGAACTATTCAAGCTAACTTAATAAGCACACTGTCACTGAGTGCTGAAACAACATTGGCAAATGCTGTTATACTTTACGTTAAAACTTTAGGTGCATTGCCGCCTGGACTTACATTAAATCTTGACGGGGAGATTGTTGGCAAGGTTCGACAATTCGGTACACAAACCGAACCAGGTATTATTACATTTGATAACAACAATTTTACTTTAGATTTTAACGAGACAACCTTTGACAAAGAATATACATTCACAGTGGAAGCTAGAGACATTACCAACTACAGTACAGTTTCAAGAACATTTACACTTGCAATTGATACTCCTAATGATAGACTTTACAGCAATCTAACTGTTAAGCCATTCTTAAAACAAAATCAAAGAGATTTGTTTAGATCATTTATCACTGACAATAATGTGTTTACTATCAATTCAATATATAGACCCAGTGACGCAAACTTTGGTATACAAACTGATTTAAGAATGTTAGTGTTTGCTGGTATAGAAACAAAATCAGCATCTCAAACAGTTAGTGTGATTAATAGAAATCACAAAGAAAAACGTTTTAAATTAGGCGACATTAAAAAAGCCAAAGCTAAAATCACCGGAACTAATGATGTTGTTTACGAAGTTATCTATATAGATGTAATAGATCCGTTAGAAGTAGGCAAGAAATATCTGCCAAGTATGATTAATACATCACCCTCACAACGAGCTATTACTACGGATCAAAATAATCAATACTACAACGGACCGTTTGATTTAGATACAAAATATTGGAATGCTCCTGATCCATTTAGTGCCACTGTAGACCGTTCAGATGTATTTCCTGAAGATCCTTATAGTGCATACAAGTTTCCGTCAAGTGTGTCAATTTGGCGCAAAAGAATAAAAGAATTAGGGTTAAAAGAAAGAAATTACTTACCGCTATGGATGCGTACTATTCAAGACGGTGAAGTACAAGAATTAGATTACGTAAAGGCAATACCGCTTTGCTACTGTAAACCTGGTATGGCTGATGATGTTTTGCTGAATATTAAGAATAGAAACTTTGATTTTAGCCAAATAGACTATGTAATTGATAGATATATAATAGATTCTGTCACCGGGTATTCCGCTGATAAATACATCGTATTTAGAAACGATAGGACAACTATAACATGACCAGTGCAATTTTATATTCAAGCATAGACGAAACATACCCAGTTGCGGGGCAAGACAACAACAGTCAAGGGTTTAGAGATAACTTTAATTACATTAAAGCTGGTCTAACTACCGCTGCATCCGAAATTACAGACCTGCAGACCAATACTGCAAAAACAAATGCCGATAACGATTTTGCATTGAATCTTATTGAAAATTTTGAATATAATAATGCATATGGCACTGTTGCCAGTGTAGGAACTATTAGCGGTGCAACTAACGTAGAATTAATTGATGGTGTTTATCAAACCTTTACTATAGGTGGTAATTTAACTTTAACCTTTAGAGAATGGGGCGCTGCAGGAGTGTTATCTAAACTTACAGTAGAATTAAAAAGCGATGGCTCTGCACGTACAGTTACATTTAGCGGATCACCAACTCCAACTATCCTAACAAACTTTGGTGCGGTAACATTCACGTTGTCAGCAACTGCAACAACAAGATCAATTTTTAATGTATGGTCTACTACCGGTGGTACTACAGTTTTTATTGAGCACGTTGGTAACTTTACATTATGATACACCCCCTAGCGCAAGATTTGTCTAAACTTAAAGATTTGGAAATTGAGTCCAAAATACAAGAGTTAGGCAGAAAGTATTGGCAGTCTAAAAATCCCGATGTGCAACAACAAATTTCCTTATTCCTTGACACGTACAATGAGGAATTAAGAGCTCGAAGAATAAAAAATATCGAGCAATTGGCTCAAAACAGAGACAAAGATCTTGACAAACTGATTAAAGTTAACTAAAATAGTTAAATGCAATCAGACAAGTACGGCAATCCTATATTTCAAGACAATGATATTATAGACCTTATCTACAAAGGTCATATAGATCAATTAGATCAAATTATTGTAAATGAAACAGTTGGCATTAAACAACTAGCCGAATACTCCGAAATTAACTTAAAACTCAATCAAAACTTTGACATTGAAGTAGCCGACTTTGATAAAATTTGTCAGAGTGATTGGTTTATGCCGGAAGAGTATAAAAAATTAGACATTGAAGAAATTTTAGTAACGCTATGCCCTAAAGAAAACTATCAACGTCTAATAGAAGAACTAGAAGAATTTAGAGAACGCAATATGCTAGATCTTCTTAGAGTTCTTAAGTACACAGTAGATACCTTAAAAACTAATAGCATAGTTTGGGGTGTAGGTAGAGGAAGCAGTGTAGCTAGTTACGTGTTATTTTTGTTAGGTGTACACAAAATTGACAGCGTGAAATATAATTTAGACTGGCGTGAATTCTTGAGATAAGTACATATATAACACCATAAGGAGAATGTTATGGCAATGAAACCAGCACCAGCAAAAGTATACAGATCAATGCAAGGTAAAGAAATTGATCTCGATAAGCTAAGAATTAAAAACGAAAACACTCTAGCAGTAGGTAATGCTCGAATGAACGCTCGTGGTGACGAATTAGGACCAGGTGGCAAAATTGTTCGCAAGCGTGAAGAAGCAAGCACAGAATATCATACAGACAGCAAAGATAGCAGATAAGAGGATTTATGAACGAAACTTTAGGATTTCAAAAAAATGCAGGTGTAAACATCAATGCATGGAAAGTATCTGCTCTTCGACCGCTAACTGATAATGTAATTGTAATTGACATGAATTTTGGAGAACAAGTGTCCAGTGGTGGAATTATTCTTCAAAGTGATAACGGCAAGGCACACGGAGTCCATCCTAGATGGGCTAAAGTATATGCAGTCGGAGATGACCAACAAGATGTCGGTGTAGGTCAATGGGTGTTAATTGAACACGGACGTTGGACACGTGGTATTAAGATCGAAGATGATGAAGGTGAGAAAATTATTAGAAAAATTGACACAAAATGTATGTTAATGGTTTCTGATGAGGCGCCGCCTGAAGACGCAATGATTGGAAGAGAGCTATGACCAATCCGTTTAGAGATCAAGAAAAATTCATGCGGGCCTGTGATCAGGCAGTGGATGCTTATTCAATATCACAATATAAAATGTATTTAAATTTGATCGAAGAAGAGCATCAAGAACTTAAAGAAGCAGTTGCTGCCGATGACTTAGTTGAACAGTTGGATGCATTAATTGATATCCTAGTTGTTACTATTGGTGCTATTCATAGCGCAGGATTCAACGGCGAAAGTGCTTGGAAAGAAGTTATGAGTACAAACTTTGCCAAGATCGACAAAGAGACCGGCAAGGTTCGTAAGCGTGAGGACGGTAAGGTATTGAAACCCATAGGGTGGACGCCGCCGGAGTTGGCTCCATTTGTGAGCAAATAACTCAAAGGGTCTTGACAGACCCTTTCTTTTCCTCTATAATAAATGAAAAGGATATTGTAATGTGGAGAGTTAGTTATTATATGGTCGGTGGAACAAGAACAACAAAGTTGTTTCCTACACTGACAGAAGCTACACATTTTGTAGTGTATAAAATCCGCACCTGCAATGTTTACGAATTTATAAAGGTTAAAGAATGAAAGAACTATGGGTTGAGAAATACCGTCCAGATACCTTAGACGGATATGTATTTAAAGATGATCATCAACGAGCACAGATTGAAAGTTGGATTGCTGAAGGCAGTATTCCTCACTTGTTGTTTAGTGGCAACGCAGGCGTAGGCAAAACTACGCTGGCAAAAATTCTTATTAAGATGTTAGGTGTTCAAGACACAGATGTATTGTCAGTTAATGCTAGTAAGGAAGGTCGTAAAATTGACTGGCTTAGAGATAAACTAGACGGGTTCTGTCAAACAATGCCGTTTGGTGATTTTAAAGTTGTTATTCTTGACGAAGCTGACTATCTTAATCATCAGTCAGTGCAGCCAGCTATGCGTAACCTAATGGAACAATACAGTCAGAGTGTAAGATTTATTCTCACCTGTAACTATCCTAACAAGATTATTCCCGCATTGCATAGTCGTTGTCAGCGTCTGCATATTGAAAAAACAGATATGACAGAATTCATCAAACGTGTTGAAACTATTTTGCAAAAAGAAAACATCGAGTTTGATCTAGAAACTCTAGCAACTTATGTGTCAGCAACATATCCGGATCTACGCAAGTGTATCAACAATGTACAAATGAATAGTCTAGATGGTAAATTACACAGTCCCGAATCATCTGACTCAAGCACCGACTATCGTGTAGAAATGATTGATCTGTTTAAGAAAGGCAAGATTAGCGAAGCACGTAAACTAGTATGCGGACAGGCTAGGCCAGAAGAAATGGAAGACATTTATCGTTGGCTTTATGAGAATGTTAGCATCTTTGGTGAAGAACCTTCACAGGAGAAAGCTATTCTTATTATCAAGCAAGGACTAGTGGATCATACCTTAGTTAGTGATCCAGAAATTAACCTAGCGGCTACACTGATTAGACTTAGTCACGTTAATGACTGACAAAAAATCTAACTCTGCTAAAGGAAGAACAAGCTATGATTCTACATCAACAGGTTCAGTAATTCCTTTCTTCAATAGGAATGTTTCAGAATATCCCACGGAAGCAGGCGGAGTTAAATTTGATCTAGTACCTGTTACAAAACAGAAAGATCTAATGATCAATCATGCTAGGATCTATGCTCAACAAGAGTATGATCGTATTATGGAACTAGTAGCAGTATTAGAAAAGCAGGCGCAGGCAATCAAACGACGACTCGATATAACAGATTTAGTACATGCTGCCGAGTATCAGTTTCAGCTGGTTATGGGTAATTCTTATTGGCTAGTATGGGATACTCGTAAAGAAAAGATGTTACTAGTACTGACCGGACCCAACGATTGGTCAACTGGTGTTCCCAACAATTATGAATATCGAGCACAGGTCAAATATATGGGTGATCATACCTGGATGGAAATAGAATGAAAAAAGGGGACCTAGTCCCCTTTTTATTAATCGTCACCGTAAAGGTCTAGTACCTCCTTAACGGCTTTGTGTCTTTCGATATCGTGACTATCAAAATACACTGCATCGATGTGATCTAACCGTTGACCTTTGATTTTGTCAATGAAGTCAACTAGGCCGTTATCTTTTAGGCGGTCGGCTTGGTTAAGATCCCCTGTTACTACCATCTTAGAATTTTCACCCAGGCGTGTTAGCAACATTTTCATTTGGTTCTGGGTAGCATTCTGCATCTCGTCCGCTATAACGTAAGCATTCTTAAACGTGCGGCCGCGCATATATGCAAGCGGGCTTATTTCTATCACTCCCTCATAGAGCATGTTTTCTATATCTTTCTGCTGATAGTATTCTCCTAATACATCAAAAATAGGTCTTGTCCATGGCGCCATTTTTTCATTAAGCGTCCCTGGTAAGAATCCCAAATCCTCATCTACGGAAACGGCGGGTCTTGTGACTATAATTTTATCAATTTTTCCCTCTTGATAAAGTTTGATTCCCATCTGCACCGCCAAGAGCGTCTTACCCGTGCCAGCTGGTCCGATGGCAAACAAGATATTCTTGTTGTCATCATGCAGTTTAAAAAGGTAAGTTTCTTGGTGCTTGTTACGTGGTAACAAGGTTACACGCTGCTTTTTAGCAGGTACATGTGCATGAAAGTCAATTACATTCACATCTGAAGTAAAACGTTTTTTCACTCTTGTGTTTTTACTCATTAAGGTTATCTCCCACTTTTAGTAAAGCAGGACATGTAGCGACCGCCTCGATAACTACAGAGGTCCTACACTCTTACTTAGTCATTTTGGACTAAAATAAACTAGCAACATATGATTTAAAGCCAGCTAAATAAGTATAGAATATTCTTAGGACTAAAAATGCGCGACATTTTAGACGTTATTAAAAATGTAGAAAGTATCTACAGTACAAACAGCAGTTTAAGCACTCTTAAAGACTTTGAGCGTGTTCTAGACGAAATGAATATGTACGTATATAAAAACTGGCAAGATGGCGAGTTAGCCGAAGGCCCAGTAGTTGATAGAC